GTCGCAGGCGTCGTTCCGATCAGCGAGGCGGAGCCTAAGTTGTTTGACGTGTTGGCGTAAACCTCAACATGCGAAAAGTCTTGGTCGGCTGGGTTTGTCCACTCGACAAAAATTGATTGCTGCGCGCCGACCGCAGTGACGTTTAGCGCCTCATTCGGTGGCGTTGTATCACCCTCTGACGCAATAGTTGACGACAGCCAAGGCGACCTTACGCCAATCGACGTAATCGCGCGCACTCGAACTATGTAATCATATCCGTTCAGCACGGGAGCAATGGTGTAGCTGTTTGACGTGCCGATGATAGAAAGATATTCGGCATCAGGTGTCAGGATTGGCTCGTTTGTCAGCCCGTAATCCTCGAACGTCGTAGCCGTTGCTGTGATTAAACCCCATTGCTCCTGCGCATCCTGCGCGGTGGCAATCGAACCATAGTCTTCTTCGCCACCGAGGCGCTTGTATTGGATTTCGTAATACTGCACGAAGCTGTTTGGAGACACATCCCAGTCCGCGCTGATTGCTGGGATGACAATGCCGTCGTTGTTGACAACCGCCGTCGCCTCAAGCGAAAGGTTTGTAAGCTGGGCGACAGATTGGTAGTCCGGCAGGTTGCTGTTGTTGCGAATAATGTCGGTTTCTTCGCCAGCCCAAGAGAACGCCGCTGCGGATGTTTCGCGCAACGTCAGACCGATCTGCATGTCGCCAGCGTCCTGATTGGTCTCGAACTTCCAGCCAACGACTTCAAACTCTTTCGCAGACCAGCCATGCCGTGCGCTAGTGAAGCCGATGATGTCGCCGACCTGCACGCCGAACGCCTCCATGCCAAACGATGCCGACACAGTGATCTGTTCCCGCGCACGGAACAGCGTCAGTTTAGCAAGTCGCTGGGCCGCAGCAAAATTTGTCGTCAACGGCAGCTCAAGGCTCAACGTGTTTTCAATGCTGTCGTCCTCTGCGAGGAATGCCGAACTTTCCAATGGCGGATAGTCTGACGTGATATAGCCAGCGTCCGCGTCAGCAAACGTGCCGATCACGCGGTTAAAATTGTCGCGCGCGCTGACGCGGGTGTCGATGCCGATGGGACCCCGCAGGTCGTCCAGCGTAAACGTCTTCACTGGCGCGCTATAATATGCCGCCTTTAGTTGCCATTTGCCCTGCCCCCAGAACAACGTGCCATCGCATGTCGTCATCATGCGTGCCATCACCTGACGCGGCGAAAGCCCTGCGCTGACAACGCCGTTGACCTCATATCGCTTCTGCGTGCCGCCAGCGGCCAGCGTGATATTCTCGTCAGACACGTTTGCAGATGCCGCAAACGCGATGTCGTACACAGATGGGTCATTCAGGCCGATGTCTGACGTGAGGTAGTCTCTGACGCAAAGCGCGGCGTTAGCGCTGTATGACCGCGCAGACGAACCGATGCGGGGGTCTACAACCTTGCGACCTTTGACCAGTGCAGTAAAGAGCGGGATGCCGTTCGCGAACACGTCTTGGTCATACTCAAGCCTGACGTAAAGATAGGCGATGCCGTTGCCGACAAACGCAGAACTGATCTCTGTGCTTTCGGAAAGCAAGTCAGCGTCGGCGGTCGTCTGGTCGCCCTTATGCTTTCTAATCCTAATCTTGCCGTTCCACTTGGCGTCGGTCACGATACCGTTACCGTCGAGAGTCACTTCTTCGTCGTTGACATATAGCGCGCTGTATTCTTCAATCTCATGCCCAGCGACGGCAATAATCATGTGCAGAAACTTATTTTCAGCGCCAGTGCTTTCGACGTAGGTTCTGATCCCGCCCTTGCGCACCTCGCCGTAAACGTAGTCGTGAGGCGCGGCAGGGTCATTTGCGTTGACCAGCAGGCCGCGTGTGCTTGCCCCAAAGTCAGGCGTCGGCGAAAGCGCATTCAGCAAGACGGTTGTTGCGGCGGTGTAGGCCACATATGCAATGACGTTGGCAACAAATACATTCGTGACGCCAGCCGAAACAATATATGGCACCAGAACCTGCGGCATTCGCGGTGCGCGGTCCCAGTGGCGAGTGTGCTTCAAAACATTAAACGGATGATAGATCATTCTGGTGCCCACGCATTGTCAATTAGGTCTAGTGTCATGTGTATCACATCCTGCTTGCCAAGGAAAACGCATCTGTCTCCCGTACATATCCCAAAGGCGACACCTGTGATCCACCGCTGCGCGTGCTTGCTTGTCACCAGCGCGCCCCTCGGCGGATAGCGCCCCGCCCGCTTTAGCTTTGCGTCAATAGCTGGCTCAACTTTGCTCCAGCCAAACTCTGCGATCAATTCGCGGCGACGCATAACCCTGCCGTCGATCATGTAGCGGCCCAGCCAATCGTCAGCCCAGCCCTTGCCATGCATCGCGACAAACGCGCCGTTCGTGAAAGTCAGGCAATCATGCACGCCCCACTCGAACGCTCGGCCATCCACGTCTCGGATGTATTCTGCTAGACTTCCTTGCGGCCCCATACGATTTCCCGATCTTGCAGGTCGGCAACCCAATCAAAGAACGTGTCGCCGGAATGCCGCGATTTCTGGCTTTCGCTAGTGTAGCGCCGCATGTTCACGCGGTCTAGGCGAACCCACTTGCTTTCAATCTTTAGGTTGATCGTTGACGTTTCGCCGCTGTCTTCGATGGTCATTGTGTCCATCGTGCCAGCAAACACTTCGACAACAGCAGACGATCCAACAACGCCAAACAAGATGCGGCAGGCGCGGTTCTGGTACGGCTCGACCAATGCGAGGCTGACAAGTTCCGGCGGGATGCCGCTCAACGTGACCGACGCCGACTTGGCCGACATGTCTGCCGCTTCCTCAAGCCCACCGATTGACATCAGATTGCCTGTGCCGCTGTATGTGTTTGTCTCGATTGTGCGGTCGCCGTACCCCGTCCAGAACCTGATCGGCGCTGTGTCAAAGTCAAACTCGACAGCGTAGAACGGGAAAACTTCTGGCTGCGATAATGCCAGCAGAATTTCAGATGGGACGATGCGGCTCATACTGCCTCCACTGCGCTGAAACTTATGCCATAAGATAGAGCATTATTCACAGAATATGAAATCTCGTTTGACGCCAGCCTAAACAATCCCTTGGCATCCGTCAAATCAACAGCAGCGGCTGACCGATCCTTGCGCAGTGCTGGCCATATTTCCAAAGTCCCGCCGTTGGTTTTGTCGATCAGAACCTTGTGCAGCGTTGCGTCAGCGCCAGTTGATATTTGAATCATGTCGCCAGCCAGCAACGTTCCCGTCATGGCGACTGTGACGCTGGCGCTTCCGGCTGTCCCGCTGATTGTGGCCGATGTCGGCGCGCTTGCACTGCGAGGCGCAGAGCTGGACGGGTCGCCAGCCAGAAACGTGCCTCTTTGGCCTTGCAGGCTGACAAGCCATGCGACCCACCGCTCGGCATCGGCCCTCACGTTCATCGGCGGCAACGTAATGTCTAGTCGCCACATCTGACCCGAATATACATGGGCCTGCCCAGCAAACGTAAATGGAGAACGCGAGTAAGCAACGGCGTTTGAGGTGCTGATCTCAACGCCAGATATTCCTGTGTGCGTCGGAAACGCCAGTGGATAGTTGATTGCCATTAGAAGGCACTCCCGTATGATCCGCCACGCCGCTTTGCATCGAGAACCGCCGCCTTGGACGCTTCAACCAGCTTTGGCAGCATTGACTGTATTTCAGCGCGGTTGACGCCGTTGCCAAATGTGTTGTTCTGGATGACCGTCACGCCGCTCGCCGCCTGACCCTTGGTGTGGTCAATAACAGTCTCCTGCGGGTGCATCATGGCCATGTAGCCGCCCTTGCCGTCCAAGCCGCCTGCGCGTGCGCCGTTGCCCGTGTATCCGCCGCCAGCGAAGTTGTTTGGCCTTCCAACCGGCCTAACACTTCCAACGCTGCCGACGCCACCCATACCGTTAAACATCGCAGGGTCACTGATAAACCCTGAGATCAATCCAGTTATCTGTTTGACGACAAAGATGCGGTAGAGTTCTTTTATGATTTCAGATGCCATAGACTTAAACGCCTCTTTGACAGACTTAGTGCCGTCAATCATCGCCATCAATCCAGACTCTATAGAACCACTGACCATATTCTGCACGGCGTTTAGCCGTTGAGCCGCTGGAGTCAGTTGCGTGTTTATAGCATCGGCCTGCTCCTTAACGGCCTTGACTGCGCTGGTGCCGCCAGTAACGGTTAGAGCATTGAGTTTCGCTCGGATGCGGGCCTCCTCTGCCGCAAGTTGAACGCGCAGATCGTGAAGCGAAAGTTCCTCATGCGTGGCACCCCCGACGCCTCTGCTTCGCCCCACTTGCGGCATCTGTGATGCAGCAAGTGCGGCCTGCGCCACAAGATGCTCGCCCATGATGCGGCTATCATAATACTGCTTCCATGCAGCCATTTGATTTACTGCTATCTGGCTGTTTTGCTGCGCCGCAACCTTGCGAGATAGGAATATTCCCTTTGCGTAAGCCTTGTGGCCATCTATCTGGACGTCCAAAGCGGACAGTTCCGCCTGCGCCGCCATTATTGAACCTGCGACTCTGGATGAGTAGTAGCCGCCATAAGCGCGGCGGATATTTTCGGCGGCAGCGGCAGAAGCATCGGTGGCGTCAGCCAAGGACTTCTCCTCGCTGGTTATGCCTTTAACCTCAGACGCAATGACGCCCAATATCCCGACCTGATCCGCATAGGAACTCAATTGGACTTTTAGCTCGTCTGACAGCAAGCCCGACGCGCTCAACGTGTTAGTTGCATCCTCAAGATTTAGTGCCGCCTGTTCGCGCGTATCCGCTTGCAAGCCCAGTATTATGCTGTTCAAATTGCGCTGTGCGTCAAGCTCGCTTGTTATTTTGGATTGGGACGCAAGCAAGCGATCAAACTGCCCGTCGTCCCCCTCTTCCATTCCTTGACTCTTCGCTTGTTCAATTAGCCTGTTGACCTCTTTAAGGCGGGCTTCAGTAGCTGCAATTTCCGCCTGTGGTGCTATTCCTTTAATTAGACTTTGGATGGCAGTGTTTCTCTGCTTCTCTGCAACTTCTCTCATAACCGCCAAAATGCCGCGATATTCCTCGGCAGCGGCCTTGGCTGGTGCCGACATGGCTTTTGTCAGGGTGTCAAAATCAACTGACTCAAGACTATCGAACGCAGCGCTTAAATCGACGATTTCTGGCTTTAATTCCTTTGCAGCATCTTTCGTCTTCTGCATTACAACAGCAAACGCCGCAAAGATAGCGACTGCGGCACCGACTACGGAGCCAATCGGGCCAAAAATTTGCAATAGCTGCGGTGCTTGCTGCCCGAATGCCTGCATCTTGCTGGTGCCGTTGGCCACTTGGACCGCATAGTCACCGACCTGATAGCCAGCCTGCTGTAAGCCGCCCATAGCAAATTTGCGTGTCTTTATTCGGGCCTGATCTGTCACTGATCCGAGGCGCGCAACCTTGGCCTGTGCCACTTGCACCTGCCCGCCCATTTGCTTGGTGGCGCGAGTAACGGATTCGATCCCCTTAACCGCGCCGCCAGTTTGCGCCGAAACGACAATATTAACGTCAGTCATTTTTCTCGCGCTCCTCGATCAGCATAAAATAGGCGACCCACTCATTGTACTCGTTATAGCTGATTTCTTCAATCTCGGAGATTGTTTTCCCCAGCCTTAACGCAAGCCCAATCAAATTGAGCCTAAATGGATCGCCCCTTAGTTTTTTTCATGGTCCTCTGCCGAGTCACCGCTGAAAATAGCCCCGAAGACGCTGGCAATAACGCTGACAGTTTCGCCCAAAAGGATAGCTTTATCCTCAAGCGTAAACGCCTTATCACCCGCCTCGTCTTCGCACTTTAAGATAATCATCTCAACCATAGCGCTCATGCTAGTGTCAGATAAAAACTTGGGGTACTTGCGCTGAACTTTCTCGATATCTCTCGCTGAGATTTCAGTGAAGTAGAGGCGAAGGGGATGATCCCCCTCGCCCCATTCTTCAACATCAGAGAAACCGCGTTGCTGCTCAGATCGCTTTGCGGCGATACGTTTAGCCAAACTCATGTTTTACACCGTTGCTGTTGTTAATGCACCCGTACCCTGCACGGAAATGCTCATCTCCACAAGGCCATCATGGGAAGAACTGACGGAACGAGTCGTGACAATGGCAGAGCCAGTCAGGTACGAATCCCCAGTGGTGTCGCCTTCGGGGTAAAGGTTGAGCGTAACAGTTGCGCCGACAGTCAACGCGCCCTGTCCCGCAGTGTCCGTTTCATCCCAAAAGACATCAAGCGAGCCAGTAAAGGTCGTCAGTGACGCCTTGTACGTTCGTGCTGTATCTCCCATCGACGTGTCGTCTAATGTGTCCGCAGTCTCCTCAATTGAGAATGTACGGATTTCTGCAATTGCGTCGGTCCCGACCTTTACGGTGCCTTCGCTACCAGCGTGCGTAGCCATAGTGTGTTCTCCTATCTGGCCGTTTCCACATCCCCGATCAGTGTATTATACACTACATCGAAGTTTAATCTGGCTGTCCCAACAGGTTGCTCGGACTCCCCAGAGTAATCAATATCTGTGCCTGATAGCACAATTGACTTTGCAAGGCCACTCAACTTAAAGTCGGCGGCAAGTGCTTCCTCGACTTCAACGCAAATTGCGTCCAAGTCGTTGTCTAAATTTGACGTGGCGCGGGCATATATGTCCACGCTGATCGAAGCTGTGCGTTGCAGTGTCTTCGACCCTATCGTGATAATTTGAGACGTTTCTCTACCTGTATAAACAGTGATCGACGGTAGGTCGGCTTCTGTCAGTGCGTAGACACGACTGCCATAAACACGCGACGAAACCAAAGGCACCCCACTCGCCAGCAGCGCGACTATCTTGGCTCTGATCTGCTGCCTTACGTGGGGCATTATGCTTTCTCCAACTGGATCACTGTTACTCCAGTACCGTCATGTATCCACGCGCGAACAGCATAGGTGACGCCAGATATTACCATAGCTTCGCCCTCTGCGACAGACGGAAGGTCGGATGTCCTGCAAGTAAGTCGAGGTTGCGCTTGATGCACGGCGACGAACCCGCCGCTCTCAATAGGTATGGTTTCGTTGTCAAAAACGCCATTGATCGTGCCGCCGTCATACGTGACGGACTCAGCAAAGTCTTTGAGGTCTAGGATTGCAGACAAATCACTCGCAAACGGCAGGGGCATCGGTGACTTCCTCTACATGGACCTTTGCAAGTCCGCGAGAAATTAACTTGTTGGCCAAGCCATCAAGCAAATCGTGGACCGTTCCAGCCTTGCGCTTTTTGCCAGACCACTCGGCGGGTTTTGTCAGCTTAATAATCATTTCCCAGATTTCCGCTTGCGTGGCGCTGACATAGGCTTGGCCTTCATATCAACTGCACGATTGGTATCAACTGGCGCAGGTTGCGGAGCATCAACATACTCAACGCGGGACATCGCCGTCAAAGACTTAGCGTCTTTATCTGACAAATTCAACACATCCCCGACAGCACGCCGAGCGCCATCTGCGATGCAAGGTTTCAAAACGATATACGGCATGTAAAAACTCCTCAGTTGGGTAGACGGGGGCATTGCCCCCGCCTGTTAGCTTATGCGCCGTCGTTGTTGTATGCAAACGATACCGCGTGACGAACTGCCACGTCGCATGTCTGCAATGCTACAACACGAACGGTGCCGCTCTTGCTGCCTGTGTACGGATCAACAACGATGTCCAACCCGCCATACATGCCGATCAGCAAGTCAGCAAAGTTGCCGAAGTACAGATCGCCTGCTGTGGCTTGATTGGAGACAATCGCGTTGTAGCCGTTAAGCTGACCATCGCTGAGAACGAACTGACCAGAGCCAGCGTCCTTAGATGTGGACTTCAGCGCGCCGTTCATGCCTGCTGGGAGGATGTACGCCAAGTTGCCGGAGAGCGCATTGTCTTCTGCAACAGCAGTTTCCATTGCGATGACTTCGGCAAATGTTGGGTTCACACCAGCAAATGCAGTTGGAGCGTTGATGCCGGACGTGTTCTTGATGCCCGTTGGCTGGCCGCCTGTGCCGGAACCCATCAGTGCGCCAAGATCAATTGCCAGTGCAATGGCAGTTGACAGATCGTTACGGACCAAGGCTTCGATGTCGAGGCTTGACTGCATCATCATGAGACGTGTGATGTCTGTATGCGCGCCAAGTGTTTTCGGAGCCATTGTGACTTGGCCAAGAGTAGGCTCGCTTTCAGCAGAGTCGCCGCCTTCAGTCGAAATCCAACCAGCAGAAGAGCCAGCGGTTTTCTTCGGAATCTTGACGTTGCCAGACAAGCCGCTCAACATAGTAGCGCCAGCCTGCATAACAGAGGACTGGTTGCGCAAAACGTCGATGAACGAGCCGCCACGGAAGTCGTCAGCGATAACCGCCGCGTCGTCAGTCGTGTTGACGTCACGGACAGCCCAAGAGCGCAAAACTTCGTTCGGGATCATGATGCCCTGTGCTTCGCGTCCGTACTTGTCGGATGCAGCGGCAGAAGCCTCAAGCTCAAACGAAGCAGCGTTTTGAGCAGCACGGTCAGTTGGGTTTGCATGGGCGCGAATAGCCTTCAGCAGAGAGAACTGACGAACTTCTTTTGGAGCCATGCCAATGTCAGTGTCGTGCAATGGCTTGTTGCCGATTACGTTGAGCAGTTCGCCACGGAACTCGGACAGTGAACGGCCTTCGGCAACGGCTTTTTCGGCCATATCGCGCTGAAGGTGCTTACCACCAAGTGCGTAGATTTCTGCGTGGTCTTTTGCGGCGGCGCGAACAGCTTCGGCCTTCACCGCTTCAATGTCATGGTCAGACATAGTAGCCTCCTTTTGAGGGATGTGTTGTGGTTTACGGTGTTGAAGGTCGTCATCTGCACTCCGGCCCACTCCGACTGTCCTGTCAGCGGGGATAGATACAACAGAAACTTCCATTGGAAGCCAGTCAACGGCTCGGTAGCTCTCCTTGCCGTCTTGCTCCAATTTGTTGACTTGGTAGCCAACTGAGATATTGCTACGGATACCGTCAGCAACATCCTCAAACACATCTTTGGCAAGCCCATTCCTTCCGAAACGAACCGTCGCACGCAATCTACGCGCCGAGCCATCCAATGTGACTGATTCTACAACGCCAATTTGCTGACGCGGATCGTGATCCAACAGCAATGGCGCTCGACCGCTATTTAGGAACGACAAGTCAATGCTGCGCTCCGAGTGGTCTAAAACTTCGTTGCCATAGTTGCGCTCAACTGGCTCCTCTGAGGATACAGCAATTTGCACCCTGCGGGCGTCTACATCAATGACTTCCTGATCTGCCGAAATGCCGCGAGAGATTAGCTTCTCAGGCGATAATCGCGTTTCTTCAGAAGCCTCGACAGCTTCGTCAGGCTCAACTGCCTCAACAGCGCCTTCTATCTGGTCTTCTCGCACGTCGTCCATTTCAACAGCCTCTACAGTTTCCGCTACTGTATCAGAAATATCGGCCTCAGTGTTAGAGATTTGTGTTTCGTCCGCGTCAATCATCCGATCCATCCTCTATGTCAGCCGGAACAGGCTGTTTATTTCCAAAAGGCTGATATGCCATTGTCAGGCCGAAAGCGTCAGCCGTCTCCTTATCCCTTTGGATTTGAGAAAAGGTTTCTTCTGCATCGCGGCCATAGTTGGCAGCAATATCGGTATGGCTAAGAATGCCATTGTTCAGGCCGACAACAGCAGCGTTGATTTCCTTCAGCGGATCAACCCACTGGAAGCCACGCGCACGCCACGAAATGCCATTTGTAAACTTAGACACCTTTGTCGGGCCAGAAATCGGGATAATCCCAAAATCCATAACGTGTCCCATCCAGTCACGGAAGAATGGATCAATGAAGTGGTCTATTACAAAGCGATGCAAAGTCCTGTAATTGTCTCGCTCCTCAAGCGCACCCTGACGGATAGAGGAATAAGACGTTCCCTCAAGGTCATTGGCCAATGACGTGTAACTTACGCCAAGCCCGCCAGCGATGCCTCGCAGAATAGACTTCTCGAAGTCTGCAAACGCCGACGTTGGATGCGTAGGGTCAAAAGCCTTAAAGTCTACGCCAGCAGGAAGCTGATGAAATGTGCCAGCCTCGGCGTCGTAGATCGGCGTCACGTCGTCTTCGTATGAGTCGCCCGTAAAACCATCGCCAGCCGGAGAGGTGAAGAAACCCATCTTGGCAGCGCCGACGCGGGCCGCAACAAGCTCTGCCTCGCGGTAAGCGTGAAGCATCTTTAGCGCAGGGATAGCTGAAGTTAGCCACGGCACCCCGCGCGTCTGACTAGATCGATCTGGCCGATAAATGTGCATCATGCGATCAGCGGGCACCCTGACTCGTTTTTTGCCGTTAGACAGCGTCGTGTAGTCGTAATCTCCGGGATGCTCCGCCGCGACATGGTATGCGATTGGCCGACGTGTTTGCTCGTCAATCTCAATCCCCATTCTAATAGGGTTGCCTCCACGGACGCGCTCATTCTGGTCTTCGTCAATAAGGTCCGGCTCAATAAGCTGCAACGCAAAGCCTTGACGCAAATAGTTTGCGCGGACCTTCATCAGGAAAACCTCTCCGTCGCGCGCCGTTGCCGTGATGACGTAGTTTAACAGGTCAATCATAGACATGCGGCCATCAACAGTGCAGCCTCCGTATCGACTGAACTCGGCCCACGCCGACTCAATGATGTTATTCCCGCCCATGTCTATCCCGCCATCGGGATTGCGGGCTTTCATCTGCAATCTGATGCCGGACTCGCCAACAACATTAGTGCGCAAGAGCTGCAAGTATCGCCGGACATACTCGTTGTTGCGCTCTAAATCGCGCGCCCGATTGCGCAGATCGCGAAGCGCCCAACGAATTTCACTGTCAGCACTTCGATTGCTTGCATTGAAGTCGGCAAATAAGCGACCCTTATTTGCAGCGGCATAGTTGCGCTTCCCCGTAGGTTTAGCCTTGCGACTAAATATGTCCCGAATACCCATCAGTTAAATCTTACCTTTACTGTTGTGCCACTCGGCTTGCCGCTCTTAACGCGAAGTTTCTGCCGCATTAAGATAACCTCCCGACGATACTGATCTCGCGCAACTAGAAGCTCATCAAATGTCATTTTTGTCAGCGAACGGCCAGCGATGCTATAATTTGAGACATCACTGTCAGCTTTGCCCTCAAGTATCGTCTCAATCTTATCGAGCATGATTTCAGAGTGGGTACGGGGGTCTGCGTGGTTTTGGTCAAGATCGACAATGACCTCGAACTCGCCGCGCTCAACGACAATACGGTTCCCAGTTGCAGTTTCAGTGACCTCAAGCTGCCAGTGATAAACGCCAGCCTCATAGTTAGCCGTTACGGTGCTTTCGACCGCAAACAAATACGTTCCGCCAGATTCGACCGCTGCGATGCGAATCTCGATAGACCCGCCCTTCGAGATTCTGGAAACATATTCAGCAGAATGGGTTGCCAGAGGGTAGTCAGCAACCAGATCAGAACGCTTCCATTGAATGAAATCACCGACAACAATCTCAAGCGGCGAGTGTGGAGGTGCGTTTGCAGGGTCGAAAAGATTAGCCATTATTTATACCCATGCACAAAACTGCTCCGCTTTGGCATCCCTTTGTGCTTAGATGCGCGCGGACTTTCCACGGATAATACCCTACTTTGTGCCTGCTTGTAAACCGCTTCCATATTTACGTTCAACACAGCAAGGGCCGCCGTTGCATACACCCTACAATCAAGCGCTTCGTTGCGCTGCCTGATTTTAATCCATTCCCGCTTTGGCCTACCCTTGAAGTATTTCGTCACTTTCTTTTCAGCCGTCAGCATTCGGAAAAACTCAGGCCCGCGATCCAGCGGGAAGTGGCAGTAACCATCGCCTCCGTCCTGTATCTTTAAGCGCGAATACACAATTTCCTTTGTGGTGTCGGTGCCAACAGGGAAAAGGTTGATTTTACCAATATTGTTCTTTGTCGGCCTTCCGATGACAGGCTTACCCTCGCCACCGATCCCTTTGATTGCAAACACGCGCCGCCCAGCGCGTTGACGCGCATAATTGTAGACCTGCTGTGTGTAATGACCGCCAGAGTCAATGCACGACGCTCTAATAACCATCTCGCCGTGCAGCGGGTGAGTATGCGTTGCCTGCAACAGCGTATCCAGCCGCAGCCAAAGCTCTGGAGTGGATGGATCGCCATATAGCGTGTCATACGAAATTGACCAACTCTCCTCGCCGCGCCCCCATCCGACAACCTCGATCTCAAGTCGATCATCTTGGACGTCAACGCCAGCGGTCATCATTAGAACGTCATCAGGCAGGTTTTCTCCCCAGTCCTCCCGACGGTCCATTAAGTCAGTATCGTCAACCCTGTCGCCCTGCTCCTCCCAAGTCTCACCGAGAAACGTGTTTACCCACGTCTTCAGCCGCATTGGGTCTTTCTTTGATGCGAGAAAGTCACGTACCGTGTCCTCCATCGGGGTCCACGGAGAATATAGGCCGGAAATGTGGAAGCCTGCTGTTTTACCATCACCCTCGGCTGTCGCCCGCCATTCGCCATATCGGACCGCCGCAAAGCGCTTGGTGTCGGACCAATAGCATCCGCAATGCTCGCATGTGTATTGAGCCGTTGCAGGTTTACCGTCTTCCCATTTTACGTTTGCCCACTTTAGAACTTGATGCTCTCCGCAATCTTGGCATGGGACAAAGTATTTACGCTTGTCGCTCTCATCGTAGGCCGCCTCAATTCGGCTTGCCCCCTTGTCAGTGGGTGTGCTTACCAGAATAATCTTGCGGTTCCAAAACGTCGTAGATCGCTTCTTTGCCAGTGACACAGGATCGCCCTCTGTGCCTGCTGACAACGGGTATCTATCCACCTCATCGCACAGGATAACTCTGCACGGCCTTGATGCCAGCGATGACGGCGAGTTAGCACCACAAGCGGTGACGTGACCGCCAGCAAACACTTTGTGCAATGTAGTATTACCGCTGTCCCTCGATCTGGGGTTCTTGATCTTATCGGAAAGCGCTGGCGTATCGCGAATAGCAGGAGCCAATCTATCCTTTGACCACGTTTGCGCCATTTCCAACGTCGGCTGGACGACCAACATCGGGGCAGGGTCTTGATGTATGTGGAATCCCACAACATTATTTATAAGCTCAGTCTTACCGATCTGTGCGCCAGTCATCAAAACCACCGTCTCGATATTGTCATCAGATACTGCATCCATCATGCCGCGCTGATATTCTGCCCTTGAGGTAGTCCATCGGCCAGCTTCAGCAGAACTTTCACTTGAAAGCTGCCGATACGTGTCAGCCCACTGACTAACCGTCAATTTTGGTGGCGGCTTTAACGCTAAAGCAATGGAATCTGAAAGAGAGGCATCAAGTTTATTCCGTTGCTGCGTTCTTGTCGTATCCGACCAATTCATTTAACGCCTCTACAATTTCCGCCGCCATAAGACTCTGCACTTCTTTTACCGTCGCCGCAATGTGCGCTTCTGGAGCAACCTTTGTCGGTACTGCCAGCAGCTTCATGCGAACCTTGTTCAATTGAAGCTCAAACATCTTGGCAACGTCTTCAATATACACTAAATCGCCTCGCTCAACAGCATTTTCCATTTCCTTGGCATCGGCTTGCTCTTTTGCCAGTCGCGCGCGCTCCTCTTGCAAGTCAAGCTCGCCAGCCTTCGAGCGCCCCGCTGCAACCTCTCGGACGTGCAGGATGTATTCCTCGCGGGCAACATCAAAGTCATACTTTCCAGCAGGCTGTTTACTGATAATACCCTTGCTAACAAGGCCGTCAAAGGTCTTTCGGCTCATTTTGAGGTGAGCGCATAAATCGTTTACCGATGCCATCGTGCTTATCCTTCAATACATCCACCGCCCCTATGTAACATTCTATCGCTAAAAAAGAAAAGTGCCTCGCGCGTACCCGCATGGCGATCACGCCGGAGGACCCGCCGCTCTAGGGGCTGCCTTACATCGCCACGGGTCGCAACGGCCCTTTTATAGGTCGCGCTGTGTGGGGCTGTTTGAGGGGTCTACGGCGGTGCGCAAGTCCATGATTTTGTTGGATATTATATGACATCAGGCTGGCATCAGGCTGGCATCAGGCTCGCATCAGGCTGGCATCAGGCTGGCATCAGGCTGGCATCAGGCTCGCATCAGGCTGGCATCAGGCTGGCATCAGGCTGGCATCAGGCTCGCATCAGGCTGGCATCAGGCTCGCATCAGGCTGGCATCAGGCTCGCATCAGGCTGGCATCAGGCTGGCATCAGGCTGGCATCAGGCTCGCATCAGG